ACGTTATTTTTTCATTGGTGTTTTGGAACCCGACCACGGGTGGGCCTTTACCCCCCCCCCCCCCAGATTTTTGAACTCTGTCCCGCCAATACTAACTGTCTGGCGTTCTATACCATTTATAATCAAAGCCATAAAGAAACCGCCCCTCGGTAAATTGTTTTTATTATCGGATAAATAGGATTGTTGGCCCACGGGTCTACACTTTCTGGTGAAATACTAAGTTGATTGTTCGAAGTGGTTACAGTCCCCATTGTGCTATCCGGTATTGCTACTACGTCCCCGCCTTGCCAGGTATCACCTGGATTCAAATATGAACTTTTTCCACTTTTTCGTAATCCCGTTAAGAAATCCTTACCCGAAAACGATCCAGATTGAATCAGATCACTCAGTTTGACCAGCTTCACACGATACAAAAAGACTTGTTGTATGTTGGTTGCATTACTCGTCAGTGGATCCATGTCCGTTTTACCAGTCCAATCGATAACTGCATCTCGTGACGGTAGTGCTCCTAATTCAAATCTTATGAACAGTCCAGTTATATCGGCTGGCAATGGCACAGAAAACGTTGGAACCAAGCCTGCATTACTCGGCCCTTCATACACAACAATTCTTTCGGTTTTAGTAAGGTAATGGTATTCTTGGCCTCCTACAGAAATTGTGTTCCTCAACCGATCATCAATTGCTACCGCCATTCTCTATGCCCCCTCATCAATTGCATATATGCCATTTTTCTTATCAACGTCGCTCAACTTGTCGTATGCGGTTCGTGCAATCGGCTTGATATACACCGCCAAGGCATCAGTGACTATTGATTTAACTTGGTCACTTGTCCGATAGGTACTGGCAGCATCCGTTTTGGTCAGATACATCTCAGCCGCAGCGACCTTAGTCAAATAGTTGGCCACCAATTGATCAGTTGACGTGTACTTACTCATGTCAGGTGCGGGAACTACAATGGCAATGTTTCCGTCTGTAGCTGGCAGAATCTTGTTGCCACCGTTAATAGACACTGATCTAGCTGGTTTGCCCAGTTCTTCCTTGGTAGCATAAGTGTCTTTGATTCGATCTTCCAACTTGTCTAGAGCCGCTTGCCCTAAACCGGACGTGCCGTCCTCTGGCAAGATAATCTCTAGCTTGTCGGTATCACCGATTGTGGAACTGATCCAATAGACTTGGGATGAGCCAGCGTTGTCAGGATAGACGTACTGACCGGTTTCAAATGTGACAATAGAATACAGGATCTCATCTCCGGGTGTCTTGTCAGCAACTGGTTTAGCAAATAGAGCTAACGTGTTGAGCGTAAATGCCTTAGCTGTCTTTGACTGATCAAAGATCACTTCCACTTGAACCGTTGTATTATCAACTACTTTCGCACCGCTCACTTGAGCTTCCTGATTGACCGGTACGTCGTTGGCCGTCATGCCGTAGAGATCCTCATCGGGTTTTGCACGCCAGTCAATTTCACTGGCCACAGCCCGTGTAAACATAATCTTGGTTTGCCCGGCCTGTACCTGCGCTGTTAAATGCAGTCCGGCCGAAGTAAACACGTTTCGATTTGTCGCCATTATTCAGCCTCCTTCCATTCATTTCCTGCATGACGTGCAGCACCGATGAAATACATGCTGTGTCGTGTCGTCACCTGTGCAGTTAGTATCCGATCAGTGATGCTGTGCTCAAATCGATGATTCCAAGGAATTACAGTGGTTGCACGTCCGCTAGCTGATTGTCCGATATAAACACTCATTGGATCCGTCTTAATCATGTGAGAAAGCGTCAAATTGACCGGCACATACTGATTGAGCATTCCAAACAGGCGCTGCGTGAGTGATTTACTCAGCGAATCAGTCAGCACGAAGATCCGGAACGCTGGACCATCAACTTGCACCGTCGCCTCTGCGAAGCCCATGAGCTTGAGCAGTTCCCGGAGATACTTGATGGTGATTGGCCGCGGCGGCAACAGATGTAACAGCACATCGTACCGGCGTGTCTCCAAGTCAGCACCTGGCAACGGCGTGATGCCGAGCATGTCCTCGTACACAGATATCCCGTCCACGTCAGCCAACATGATGGACTGGTTTCGTCCGGTGCGGCTCACCGTGGCGTACAGTTCATCCAGTTGGGGTTGCTCAGCCAGCATCAGCTGGTGCATGTCCAGCACGTCGTCGTAGTAATCAGGCAATAGGCTCTCCAGCCGAATTAACTCAGCCATTAACTGTCACCTCACCTAACACCGGCAACTCGGATAATTTGCCAGTAGAAACTAGTGTGATATCAGCGTCACCGCCGGCAATCGTCAGGTCTGTAGCGTTGATAATTCCAGGAATCCGGAGCACCGCCGCGATGATCTGCGCCCGGATAATCCGCAACGTGTAAGACCGGTGAGCAATATCCATGTTGCCCCACGTACGTCGAACAGAATCAAAGTAGGCTTCAATGGCATCGTGAATCTTGGCCTTAACTTCGACCACCTCGACGCTGCCATCGGTTTGGACGGTCACCGCAACATCAATCTTGCGCTCAGTCGGCCCAATGACTGTTACCGTGTGTCCAATGGGTGCCAATCCGTAGCCATCACCAGGCATGTCCTGTGGATCAATTGCAGCCTGCACGTCGTGGATGAGCTGCTCACTGGGCGGGGAAAAATCATTGTCCAGGATGACCAGCTTGACAGTACCGCCCCCGGCCCATGTCGGATATATCTGGACGGCGCCAACGGTATGCAGCTGAGCCACCATGTCCTGATAATCCGCCACGTTACCGCCGTATGCATTGACGTTGTAGTTGACCAGAATCCGTTTGCGAAATTCATCGTCAGTCTCGACGTTGCGAGCCGGCACACTGATCTCGATGATTTGAGCATCGGCCACGTCATCGTTAGGAGTGATAGGCAGAATTTGGCCAATGTAGTGGTTGGGTCCGTCACCTGCAGTTTCGCAGATAAGCTGACCCGTGCCATCGTCGTTGACTTTGCTCACACCGTAGAAATATGGAGACGAACCAATACTGGCGAAGCGGTCCCCAACATCCACGGTTACCGGTTTGCCGTTTCGGTCCAGGAAGCGACCAGTAACAATGGCTTTGGACGCCGCAATGCGGGTTAATCCCCGTTCTTGCCCACGGTAGTCCAGATACTGGTCAGTAGCAGTCTGTGTGTAGCTATCGAGAATCCATTGCCGAATGTATAAAATCACCTCAGCAAAGCTGTACGCAGACGGTGCCAAGGAATCGAAGATGATTGATCCTTGACGGCTGTCGATGTTGCTCGGCACCTTTTCGAGTGCCTTGTCCTTCCAGTAATCGAAGTCCAATGCAGCCAGTTTGTCAGCCATTTCTTGCGGCGTCATGTTGTCACCTCGCTTTCGATATTCAGCAGCCCAAATTGTGTTGTGACCGTAGCAAAGACCGACAGCTCATCACTGCCGGTCTGTTCAATCTTATCAACTCGGACATCGTTCACACGGTCGTCTGCTTTTAGGGCTTCCATCAGCATTCGCCGCACTTCAGCTTTCACATATGGCATTTCCTTACCCAGCAATTCGGCCAGGTCGTTGCCATACTGATCATCATAAATGGGCCAGACAAACCGCTCAGTCCGCAGTATCTTGTCAATCGCTTGACGTGCTGCATCCTGACCGTCAATCATGCCCACAATCCGGCCGTTGATCACTCGATAGGTGAGCGACGGCGCAGTGACCTCAATCACATCACCTTGGTTGTCCATCACTCATCACCCCCAGTTTTCTCCAAGACGAAAAATGACTGGCCACCGTCAGAGCGGATCATCACAACGCCGTCACCGGCTTTGAGTGACTCATCAACTTCAACCTCTTCAGTCCGCTCATTGTCGCTGGTATCCGTCCGGTCCTTGTATTTGACCTTGACCTTGTGCTTGGTCGCATGCAGGCCCAGCGTGATGAAGTTGTCCGTCAGGATCATCGAGTTGCTGAGCTGGACCTTGAGCGGCGATGTGCTGACGACCTTGCCAAAAACCAGATCAGCATATTCATTAGGCTTGCCGCCCCGCGAATGCATTTGATCAAGCATCCATTCACCGGCCATCAGATACTCACCTCCAGATCCATTGTCCAATTCTTCGGGTCAAACTTGTGCGTGAGCTTCGTGATATTGACCTGGCGCGGGCCAATGCCGATATCAGTCAGGCTCTGCACCTTGATGTAGCAGCTGTCCCCGGCCCGCAGATCGGTGGTACCTAAGGCGGTCAGCTTCAGCGTGCGTTCCTCTTTGTTCTTCTCCCGCAAAATATCCTTGGCCTTCTGCTGCATGGCAGCGGCGTTCATCTTGTCGTCATTGACCTTCTCGACAACTTGCAACTTGCCCC